CTATATGTTATCTAATGTAGTATGATTCTACATACTTAACTTTAGCACCATCTTCTGGATCTGGCATAATACCAAATGAAAATGTATATGTAGTATCTTTATAAGAGAGATCTACTATTACAGATAGAGCATCATCGTCTATAGTAACAGCTTTAAAGAACTCTCTAGATAGTATTCTAGATAATACAGTTTGAAATAGATCTCTATTATTAGGTTCTATATACTTATTTCTATCTGTTATATTATCTATTATAGTATTAGTCTCTTTTATTATATCCTCTATATCAGTAGCTAGGTATTGATACTTATTAACTCTATCAAATCTTACCATAGTCCCTCCGTTACATTCTCAGACTCTTCTGTATTGGATCTAGTTTCATTAGGTTTACTATCTGTAGTAGAGCTACCATTATAACCATTCTTATAACGATTAAATATCTCTAACCATTTACTAGTATAGTCTTCTTGACCACCTACGCAAGATTCTAACTTTCTAGTAACATCATCTAGATATGATATACCTTGTATAGGTAAGTAGTTTAAGTAGTATTGAAAGTTCTGAGGTGTATTAGCTAAGTTATCGAAACTAGCTTGTACTTTATCATAATCTACAAATGGTGCTACATAGAGTGGTGGTACTAAGAATAGTACTTCTTCATTATTAGTATTAGATACTACTTTAACTTGTGTTCTACCATTATCAGTTAGTTTCATCCACTGCTCATATGCTGGTGAATTTATTATGTTCTTATCAGCTCCATTTCTAGATAGACCTATTAGCATATTAAGGTAACCAGTTACAAAGTTATCTTCTGTTATAACAGCAGCTACATCATCGTCTATCTTCTCTATAGCTTCTGCTGCTGTAGATAGTTCATTTACCATAAACTCTCTAAAGCCTGGTACATATGCCCAGCGTTTATTATCTTCAAATTTCTTATTAGCCATAGTTATACTCCATATTAAAATTCTATATCATATTCATATTTCTTCATAAGTTTAGTTTCAAACTCTATAACTCCAGACTTTCTACCTTTAATAGCTCTAGATAGTTTAAAGGTGTTAGTATCTCTAGTGGTATTAATATCAATATTAATATTAACTATATCACCTTCTATATACTTTACATCTACTAGTGGAGATACAGTATCAAAATACTCTCCATATAGATTCTCTATATCAGCTTCTATAGCTTTAGCTAATAGTTCTGGTTGTACTTGTGTTTGTAATGTATATTTTAAAGATGTAACTCTACCACGAAATAGATTAGATTGTGAATAGTCTGCAGCTTGATAGTATTCCCATAGTTTAGACATTTGGGATACAGGGTTAGTATCCCAACCATCTACTGTTAATGTTGGTATTACAGGTAGCATAATAAAATCCTTATAGTTAAATCACGCATTATTCTACCTGATCAACAGTTAATATATCTAATATAGTAGTATCTATAGTATATTTACTCTTATAGTAACCTATTACAGTAGTAAATACTATATAGTAAGTATTATCAGGTTTTATCTTCTCTTCCCAATTAGAAGCTGTAATACCGTTATCCCTACTAAAGTTATATACACCAGAGAATGTAGAGTTACCTATTCTATAGAATACCATAAGCTTACTAGAGCCATAGTTAAAACTATGTTTAAACTTAGCTTTAGTAATGAAGATAGGATATTTCCATTTATTACCAAATGGAAATAGAGACTCTACCTGTAATGCTAAACTAGCTGTAATATTAGTAGGTTTAATATAAGTTATTACATCTAGCTTATTAGGAGTTAGTTTATAGTTTATAGACTTGCCTACTTTATCAGATACTGCTTTACGAAACTCTTCTAGTAGATTAGCGCCTATTTCTATACCACAAGCACCTTGATGCCCAGCTGCTTTCCATACTAAATCTGGTCTCTCTTGCTGTATCTCTTTTAATATATCTAGAAATTGTATATCCATAGCAGACCTACAAGAACCTAATAGGATAGTATTATCAGAGTTATGTTTAAATACTATAGAAGGTCTATTAAATACTTCTACTAGCTGTGATGCTATAGGTCCTGATATACCATATTCAGAATCTACTACTACTGCTAGAGCATAAGTATGTTCTAAATCTAAATAGTCTAAGTATACAGACTCTATAGCTTTTTGTACATACTCTCTTTGTTCTGATTTACGTCTATTATTCTCTTGTATAGCATAGGTAAGTAATCTCTCTGATTGCTCTACTGGTACTGTAAATGCTTCTGATATAGTACGTTCTGTAGAGCATCTATTACCAGAATTAAAGAATGGACCTAAGTTCCAACTTATGATCTTATCTTTTATAAGCTTAGGTAACTTAAGCAGTTTACTTAATGTATTAAGATAGTTATCTTTAAGTTTACTAGCTTCTCTTACTCCATATAGAACCGTAGCTCTATTGTGTATGTTATTAAGAGGCATTTGATCTATAACTGTTGATATACCTACATATGGTAATAACCTATAAAGTTCTTTAAGATCTTTACCTAATTTACGATGTATACCTACACATAGATTAAAAGCTACGTGACAACCTGATATACCTTGGAATACTTTATCCTCTACCATAGGATTTAAAAAACCAGATACTGTAGTAGCTCTAGTTTCTAATGGAGCTACGTGGTGATCTGTAATAACAGTATCTATACCATTTTCATTCTTAAGTATAGCTACTTCAGCTTCATTTAGACTAGCATGATCTGATGTTATTATAAGATCTATATGGAAACTAGTAGTATCCATATGTTTAATCTCTTCTAGTAGTACTTTATTAATACCATTACCATTCTTTCTTTGGTTAGGTAATAGCACTACATTATTATGTCCTAATATCTCTTTAAGATACTTAAATAGTACTATACCAGATGTAAGTCCATCACAGTCATAATCAGATAGACATAGTATCCTACCGCCTCTATTTATTACATCTACTACAGCATCTACAGCTTGATTTAATCCAGTGTATTTATCTAAATCAAAATCTAATTCATACTTAGGATATAAATAACTCTTAAGTAGAAACTCTTTAGGTATAGTGGTATCATTAGGTTTACTATATAGTATATCTTCACTAGCTAAGCTACTATCTATATTAGCATAGTAATACTCTTTAACCCAATCTTCTTTCTCTCCAGTATAGTTTATATTACGCTTACTTAGTTTATCTATATCTATAGCCATATAGACTCCTTTTAATTTAATCTTATCTAGATAAGTCTTACTATGTTTTATAATAGTGCTAGCGTTAAGTTTAGCTGATTTTCGTACTATATGTACAGAATATATTATGTTTTAATTAAGGATATACAATATGAAAATATTAAGGCTATTACAAAATAAGATAGAACCAGTAGAGGCTATAGTAGATATTTCTAAATCTACTAATGGTAAAGATAAAAGTAAAAGTTTCGTTATATATCATGGTTCTTTTGGTACAGGTTTATGGAATATAAAAACCTACTTACATACTAGACACTTTCCTCCTACTAATAAAGGAGATAAGATAAGACTAGATGGTAATACATATGCATTTAGTGCTATACATAAAGATAAACATATAGCTAAAGATCAAAAAGGTAATAATATCTATATTATATCTAAAGATTCTTCTTATGTAGATCTTAATACTATAATACTATTTTGGAATCTACCTATGTTTCCAACTGCAGATGTTAGCTATAAGATAGAAGGTTCTGCTAGAGTACTAGCAGAAGGTACTTATGGTAAGTTCCATATAGATAATTTAATAACTACACCAGCTCCTGTAGTAGAGATCTCTGGTAAATGTTCACTAACATGGATAGCAGATGATCCTAGAGCCGGTACAGTTACATCACAAACTATAGAGTATGATCCTGAGTTAGATACTTGGGATATAAAACCTAAAGAAGTAGTTAGAAAGGATATATAAGCTATGCTATATGATAATTCAACTGGTGGAGCTACATTTGGCTCTGTTAAGATCTCTAGTACAAATCAACAAGGTGGTTTTGAATCTGCTGGTGAACGTACTGTAATAGTAGGTAATACTAAAAAGATAGGTAAGAAGAAAAGCTATGGTTATGGTATGGCTTCTATATCAGAACAAGCTTACCTAGAGTTACTTAAAAAGTATCAACGTTAATACTAAGAATATATAGAAGGCTAGGATAATGTATAAAAATATAGAAGATCTATTAGAACATGAATTTAGTAGAGTTATTATAAACCGTAGCTTTCTTACTAAGTTAGAGAATTATCTTAGAAACTTTAAGTATAAATCAGTAGGAACTGATAACTCAGAGTTTCTAGGTAGTAACCTTATAGGTGTTAAGAAGTTTGTATTCAGCGAGAATGACGGTAAAACCTTTTTAAAAGATCTTACTTTTAAAGATGAAAGACAACTAGAGAATCTCTATAGAGATATAGATTGGATCAATAGTGATTTTAAAGTAAGCTCTAATACTATATACCTTACTACAGTGCTACTTATGTATAAAACTTATAATAGTGCTATAAGTAACTCTGATAAAGAGAAGATACTTAAAGATCTATACTTAGTATTTGCTTATAAAGCATTTGGTTCTGCTTATAACTATTTCTTTAGATACCAAGCAGATGAATCTGTATCTAGATTAACTTACGAAGAACTAGATAGAAAATACTTACTTAAGAGATATGGTAGCTGGGAAGGTGTATTTGAACATAGAAGCTTAGATGTACTACCTAAAGGTATATTCGAAGATAGACTACGTAACTTAACACCAGAAGGTCTTACTGATATTATAAACGGTTTATATACAAGAATAAAAGATATAGTTAAAAACTTATTTGTAATCTATAAAGAGATACTAGATAGAAATGAAAAGATTAACTCTAGTAGCAGATTAGGTACTAGAGGTGAAGAAGAAGATTATGAGCTAGAGTTTAAAGAAGTAACTGGTGGTTTAGCTTCTAATATACAAGCTATAAAAGAATCAATGTCTAGCTCTGGAGATTTTGTAGATGATAACTTAATATACTTAGTATGCACTGTATTACCATCTGTTAAGAAATGGAAGCTAGAAGAGCTTATTAGAAGATTAACACAAGTACCATATCCAACTGACCCTAAATTAGACTATGTAGAAGCTGTAGTAAGCTATAGCTATAGCTATCTACTTACTAAAGGTATACAGAAAGATTATAATAAGAGACTATATGAATCTCTTAAGTTACTTAAAGCTTGTTGGAGTGCTGGTAATATAAAAGAAGAACGTGGTAGAGTAGCTAAAGCTATGACTAATGAACTAGTATATCTAGTACTGCAGACTACTAATAGAACACAAGCTCCTACTATAGCAATAGGACTTATGTTATACTTATTTTGTAAATCTGTTAAAGTTAATTAAGTAAATATAAGGTAGAGTAATAAATGATCCTAAGTTAGGCTTATTACATTTCCGTATAGCTTAGGAACATATAGGAATCATCCTTATGAAAAAAAGAAGTTAGAGTTAGAGTAGATAACCATTAAGGTTATCTACTCTATCTTTTTTAATCTAAGTCATCTTCGTTAAAGGTAAATAGGTTCATAAGCTCATCTGTACATATAGTAATGTAATCTTGATCTAATGTAAGATATACATACATTACTACGTACTTACCTTCTATATGCCAATCTGTATGCATAGTAGCTACAGTCTTAGATAATGATTCCATTATCTGTTCTTCTGTAAGTATCTTAGTAGTACCACATTTCTTAGAGTTAGTAGTATTAGCTTTTAATACTTTATCTATATATAGATTTAGAAATGGTATAAGTTTATCTACTAATAGATTACTATCATACTCATCTTTATTACGTATAGCATACTCTAAACCATGTGCTGCTACTGTATCTTTAAACTTAGCTATATCTACTGCTAATACATAGTCTTCTAAGTTAAGTTCTTCGTCTATCATATCAGTAGTTTGTGTTAAACGTTTTACTATCTTAATCATAGGTACTCCAATGGACATTCACCGCCTATTTCTATATCTATAGTATCACCGTTCTCTGTTACATCTATATAAGCAAACTTAAGACTATTTAATAATACATTATAGTCTTCTTCTATTTTATCTTCGTCAAAGTCATGATGTAGTGCTATAACGTTACGTTGTAGATCTAACCACTCTAGTATTTCGTTAATAAGACCATCAGTATCTGAATCAAATACTCCCATATTAGACTGTATAGACTCTGGAGAGTCTAGTATAGTTCTTAAGTTAGATTCTAGCTCTATAGCTTTATCTTCTGCGTATTCTGGATCACCTACGAATACATTTGTTTCTATATTATAAAACATAATATTATCCTTTAAAAGTAATAGTTAAAATATTATCTTTCAGTTCTATATTAGATTTACCTAATAATAGTTTCTGAAAGTGATTGAAGGTTAGTATAACTTGTTTAGTTAGACTACCAATACCTGCTACTCTATTAGTATAACAACCTAAATCTCTAATAGAAGTACATTTATCTGGTATAGGTCTAGGTAATAACTTATAACGTCTTACTCTAGTAAGAGCTAAGTTATTACAATACTTTACTAGATCTGTATATAGCGTAGCTACTACATCAGTTCTTATAAATACGAATAGAGTATTCTTAACTATATTATAGAGTGTTTGATTCTCTACAATAGCTTTAAGATGCTCTAGATCAGATTCTATAAGCTCTAGTGGTATACTGTTATTATCAAATGTGCTAGTACAAACTATAGCTCCATCTGTTATTTCAGTATGTGTTACTAACATTACTGTATTCCTTTATTAAAATATTTCAATATAGCTATATATTAAAAATAAGTAAGCTAGTACAACTATGTGTACTAGCCTACTATATGATAGCATCTTTTAATATATATCTTAAGAAATCTTTAAAGTCCTCTAGAGACATATAGTATAACTTTTGTAATATATCAGTTACTAAGTGGTTATACTCACACTCTAGATGAAACCCTAGCCATTTAAGTTGTCTAAATGTATAGAATCTCCAGGCTTTAGAATACTCTCCATTTTTGTATAATGCAGATTTAATACTATAGGCGAGATTATTCTTAAGACAAGATAACATATTAATCAATTCAAAGTCAGTAGCTATAGTATACATCTCTTCTTCTAGAAATGTATATGGATAACAGCTAACCATTTTACACAATATCATTTTCTTATTCTCAATATCATCCGCATTATCAGAATGTCTCTTTTCAGAGTTATATTCTGTATAGCGTTCTCTATAATAAGATACTGGTTTAATAGCACTAGTAAAATAGTGCATCTTAAGTATCTTTAAATTCTCTATAGTACCGTATTCTTTCACCTAGATAATCCTTTCTAGACATGATGTAATACACCAGCTGAAGCTAAGTTATTCCTTATAGTTTCTTTAGCCTCTTCTATTTTAAGATTATAGTAGTACTCTTTATACCCTCTAAACTCAAAATAGTATTTAATAATAATATAACAAACATATACTAGGTCTACTAATAACTTCATATTTAACTTAAATAGTTCATATTTAGTTAAATCTTTAAGAGTCTTATGTAGCCTTTTATAAGACAAGAATAGAGCTTCAAAAGCCATATTTACAAATCTAAGTCTAACTGACCTCATGTAGTTAGCTCTTAGCGTCATAGTATGTTTATAGTATTGGAATGCTATAATATATAATAAATGCACTAGCATATCACGTCTCCTTGTGTATAGTCAGCGATTAATATTTTGGGTAGTATACATTAGACCCAGAATCTACATCGTTGTCGCATACAAATACTCTACCTAGGTAACCACCTTCTACATGTAGATATATAGTATGTGAACTAGCTAGTTGGAATGCTAGTGTTTTAACCGTACCTCTATAAGCTAACTTAAGGTTAACTATAGGATCTCTAGTATAACTACCTGGAGTATATACACCTTTTATATCCATATTTACACCACTATCTAACTCTATAGTATCCATAGTGAACTCTACTGGTTTAGTACTATCTTCTAGTTCTTCTAGATTTAAATAAATATTCTTATACATTATATGCCTTTTAATCGTGTTAAAGATGTAGTATAGCCCTATGGGACTATACTACATACTATTTCTTTTTAGTTATCTTCTTAGGAGGATTACAAGTAGGACAGATATTAAACTTATTACCATCTTTATCTGTCTTAACTTTCATCCACCCACCACATACTTTACACTTCTCTTCTGCTACTGGTAGGTTAGACATAAACTTACAATCTGGATAACCTGTACATCCATAGAAGAAACCAAATCTACCTCTATGTTTAACTAGTGGTTTACCACATATAGGGCAATTACCATTCTCTTTAAGTTCATTAGGATCTACTGGTAGCTGTTCTTTCTCTATGTATTTACATTTAGGATAGTTAGAACAACCTTTAAAGCTACCATACTTACCTTCTCTAATATAGAGTTCTCCACCGCACTTAGGACATTTCTCTCCAGTTGGGACTGGAGCTGGTTTAAGAGACGGTAGATCGGTATAGTATTGTTTAACTTTATCTAGTAAAGGTAATACATACTCTGCTAAGACTTTATCTCTAGTAGTATGTCCAGTTGCTATAGAGTCTAGTTTAGATTCCATATCAGAAGTAAACTTATCATCTACTATATCTAGAAAATACTTAACTAGAAAATCATTAAGTTTCTCTCCAGTCTCTGTAAGAAACATAGCTTTACCTTCTGTTCTTACATATCTACGATCTAATAGTAACTTAATAGTAGCTGCATATGTAGATGGTCTACCTATACCAAGATCTTCCATAGTCTTTACTAAACTAGCTGCGTTAAATCTAGCAGGTGGTTCAGTTTGTTTAATATCTATCTTAACCTCTTGTATTTTAACAGTAGAGCCTATAGCTATATCTGGTAGTATTACATCTTCAGTAGCTTTACTACGTAACTTAGTCCAACCATCGAATAGTACTTTTCTACCTTTAATATTAACTATGTTATCTTTACCAGTAACTACCATGTTCATATTCTCCATAGTAGAATCTGACATCTGGCACATCATAGTACGATTCCATATTAACGTATATAGTTTAAGATAATCTGGATCTAACCACTTCTTAGCTACTTCTGGTGTAAACGTAATATCAGTAACACGTATAGCTTCATGAGCTTCTTGAGCACCTTTAGTCTTATTTTCATATACTCTAGGACTATCATTTAGATACTCTTTACCGTACATATCTAATATCTGTTTACGTATAGCATCTACAGCTACATTAGCTAAGTTAAGACTATCAGTACGCATATAGGTTATAGCGCCTTTTCTACCATTAGGAGTATCAACACCTTCATAGAGCTTTTGAGCTATAGACATAGTCTTACTAGGATCATAACCTAACTCTGTAGAAGCAGATTGTTGTAACGTAGTAGTCTTAAAAGGTGGTTGAGGTTTACTAGTAGTTTTCTTACTAGCTACATCAGTTACTTTAAAACTATCACTCTCTATAGAAGACTTAATAGAGTTAGCTAACTCTAAATCTTGTATACACTGTTTAGTAATCTTAAGATCTTTATGTTGTACTAATACAGCTGGTATATCTTTCTCTATAGTAATAGGTAGTTCATAATAGGTAACTGGTTTAAACTCTCTTATCTCTTTCTCTCTATCAGCTACTAACTTAAGTACTGCAGATTGAACTCTACCTGCAGATAGTTTAGGTAGTACTTTATTAGATACTAATGGAGATAGTTTAAACCCTACTAGTCTATCTAGCATACGTCTAGCTTCTTGTGCTGCCACTGCGTCAAGATTAAGTTTCCTAGGATGTTCTAAGGCATGCTTAATAGCACCTTCTGTAATCTCGTGGAATACTATCCTATCATAGCTTAATGGATCACCACCTAGTATAGAAGCTATATGATAACCTATAGCTTCACCTTCGCGGTCTTCGTCGGATGCTAAATAGACTTTCTTATCTTTAGCTTCCTCTTTGATCTCAGCTACTATATCTTTGTGATCTTTAGGTATTTCATAGACTGGTGTAAACTTATCACCTTCTATCTTAATACCAGTATAGAACTTAGGTAGATCTCTAATGTGACCTTTAGATGCTAATACCACAGCACCATCTATAAATTTACTTATAGTCTTAGCCTTAGCAGGTGATTCGACTATAATAAGTTTATCGTATTTCATCGTTACCTTCTTGTTGTTTACCTTCTACTAATGTAAGATCTTTAGAAACTTTTCTATAGTAGTTATTTAGTCCTATATCGTATAGTACAGGATCAGCAGATAGATCTGCTGGTAATCCATATAGAGCTATAAATAATAAACCTTTATATGGGTTAGTAAAATAGCTTCTATCTTTAGGATCACCAGCACCTACTCTAGTTATAGATATAAAGTACATATCTTTAGATTTATTATAAGTACATTTTACTATAAGTTCATCGTTCTTATGTGTTACTGTACTAAAATCAAATCCTCTACCAGATATAGCATTAGTATCTACTACTACATACTCTTCACTACCATATTTAATATTCTTCTTAGTAATCTTTTTCATTTTCTATACTCCTTATAAGATTTTCTTACCATATTCAAACTTAACTTTAAACTTACTAGTTGCATCACTATAGATATGTATATTATCTATAACATCTAATAGATTCTCAGGTGCTATATTAACCTTAATAAGATCCATATTATTATCTTTATTAGAGCGCCATGGTCTATCGTCATTAGGATTAGAAGTATCTACATTAAGATACTCTGCTCTAATAGATTCTAATAGTTTAGAATCTTCATTAGGATTAACTATACGTATCATATTGATACCTTCTTTTACAGAAGTAGTATCAAGTTTAAGCTCTTCAGTATCGTCAGTAACTACTAACGGTCTATAGGATTCTTTAAATGCTAACTCTTTAACATTTAATATAGATATGATCCACTCTAGATCCCAGTTATTAGAATACTTAGCTTCTGATACTATAGCTTGTAACTGATCAAAGTTAAAGTTAGAGTTACACATATTAAGTTTAAGTAACTCTTTAGTAAACTCTAACGGTACTTCATAGTCTTTACAATACTCTTGTACTACAGAGTTCTCCATTTGATCATAAGTAATATGGTAACGTATACGCTCTGGTCTATTAAGTATATATCTATTAACTAAGTAAGTATCATTCTCTGTTAATAGAAACATTCTACGCTTATTAGAATCAGATAGTAATGTTAACATACTATTTTGTATTTCATAGCTATTACCAAATAGTTTACCAAACTCGTCTATAAGTATAACAGCGTTATCTAAGCCAGATATAAAACTAACTAACTCTAAAGTAGGTTTTATCTCAGATACTACTATAGCTGTTATAGGTACTTCTGATATAGGCTGTGTCTCTACAGCCATATTCATAAGTAGCTTAGTAAACAGTGTTTTACCAGACCCTTTTCTACCAGTACAAAGTACTGAAGCTCTACCGTTAGGTTGCGCAAATCTATTCCAAATATATTTAGCTTTAGACTCTGCAGAACCATAGATTTTATCTGGTAATTTAAACTTATCTATTAGATAAGTAGCTAACTGATAAACTGGTTTCTGTTTATCATTAGTAGCATTTACAATTCTATATATCATAGCTAGTTAACCTCCCTTAACTTATTACTTAATTCATATAGAAGATTATTAGATATATTATCAGACTTAGTTACGAAATAAACTAATCCATCTGTATCATAATGTTTACTAATAAAACCAAACTCATTAGCAGCCATAGTAAGTGATTTAGCTTTCTTAGCCTTACTAAGATAAAACTTATACTCATCTGGAGTAAGAGTATATACTGTAGATGAAACTAATGATATACCTAAGTAAGATCTATTAGATATGCGTTTATCTACTGTATACCTACCTGTAGGTGTTACAGATGTTATAGTATAAGATCTATATTCAGAGTCTGAATCTGAGTTTAATAGTATCTCTATATACTCTAGTGGATTAAAGCTATCTATGTTATAAATCCTAGCGTATTTATAATCATTAGTTAGATTAATATCGTGTAGGTGAACTAGTGTTCTGTTCACAGCCTCAGTTTGTAAATCGTTAAATGTCTTAGACATTCCATAATAGCACATGTTTGTATCCTTAATGATGGGATATTAAAAGAAGTTAATTAACTCTTCTATATAAATAATATCTAATTGATATAGTGTCATTCTGACACTATAAATAAAAAAATAAAGAGTACTAGAGATAGAGTATATACTCTATCTCTAGTTAGATTTATTTGCTTCGTACTGCCGGTGGTATTAGTGTTGCGTTAGTGAACACTATTATTCCGCCCGCAGAATTAGTATCTAATTGCATACCGTTAGATTCTGTTTTACAACTATACTTATTACCTGTTTTATCATATGGGTTTAAAGCTATGTAACGATATATTTCTAGGCCGTTAACTCTACGTACTATATAGCCTACGACATCCGACTTACCGCTTTTACCTTTTTCCGACATATGGCACTCATATTGCCATGTAGTATTAGCGATATTCTGTAAGTTGGCTAAATGTAATTTAGCTTGCTCCCTAAGATCCTTTATATGGTTAAGGTCAAAATCGATATTATATTCAGCATCACCTAGACCTAATACGAGTGTTTTACCGTCGCCTGGTTTTATACTAAATAAATAGTTGCCTTCTCCATCTACGTAATCCCCAAGATACTCTGCATTCTTAATAAGCTCTCTTAGTTCATCTCCATTATATCTAGCTCTTTCTTCTTTCATATCGAGCCATACTCCTGAAAACTTATTAATATGTCTGTCGTTCCACTCTTTTGCACTTTCCATAAGTTTTGTAGCGTACTTATAAGGGGATTCGCTAGGGTTATAGTTTACAACGTTAGGTCTCGCGGCTGGGTCGGCTATGTCCGTAGTATAGCATACTCTATATACAAAATCATGTTGTTTACCATTTTCTTCGATAGCGGCTGCGTGTATAAGCTTGCATCCTGGTAAGTCTGCAATATTAGATGGTGCTTCAAAGTTGTTGTAACCATCTGAGTCTATATCGTAAAGCCTACCATTTTTCATAATCGAATCCCTTATTTCGATATTAGGGTTCTTGCCGTTAAGGATCTTGCAAACTGCATTACCTTCTGCGTTACCGAGCTTTCTAGACATAACGTCTTTGTAACCTATGTTGAGATTTACGACGTTAAGCTCTTCCTTATACACGCCATCTCGGCACGTAAGCTGACCAACAATATCATGATGATACCCTTGTAAATCACCCAGCATAGGTTTACCATATTTTGCCATATCTACGCTATCTGCGTAGTCGAATACATCTCTATATCCAAATAGACTACTTACTAGCATTAAGCTAGATACTAACAACTTTTTCATTATTATCTCCTTAGTATAATTTCATTATTCTTTATAAAGTTAAAATTTAAGAGTAGATACTTCTAAAAGTATCTACTCTAACCTATTTATTTCTTAGCTACGTCTGGGTTTATTTTAAGTTTTGCAAAAGATTGTTCATAGAGTTTATAATATTGATCTTGTGTTAGCTCTTTATTAATCAAATTCTTATCGCACTTAAAGCTACCATTTACATACGCTGGTGCAGATGCTATAGCGTGTCCGTTATAGATAATATAAGAGTAACCAAATAGTGGAGCGTTTTTATCTGGATGTTCCATAGTCGGTACATCGCACGCATAAAAATACGCGCCATCCATATCTTTTAGATACTCTTTATAATCTGCTGCTAACGCATTAAATGCTTCGGTAGGTGTAAACTCTATCTCCTCTTCAGAAGGTAGAGTTATTATAGCTTTACCATCACCATAGCCACCAACTGTGCCAATGTATCTACCTTTAGCATCTATTTTGATACCAGGTACTGTAGCATTTTTCAATAGTGCAACTATCTTATCTTTTGGAGATAGATTAGCAGTATTTTGCTCAGGTTGAGCTACTGGAGCCGATACAGTTTCTAGCTTGCTAATATCAGCATCTTTACTTTCAGCTTTATCTCTTTTAATCTTAGTAGGGATAGCTGGTTTCAAGAAGTTCTTAGCAGCATATGTCATTTCATTTACCATATCTTTAGTCATAGGTAGACCAATACTGTCTCTATAGCAACCAAACTTAACTCTACCGCCCGCTTCTGCATTAGTAACTATTTTCTTCTCGACTTCATGGTTATTAACGACAGTTACCGCATAGCCGAATGAAGCAGAATCTGAGCCTTCGCTACCTGTTTCAGAGTCTAGACAATAGTATCTAGTCTCCACCTTAAATTCTGCTTTATCTTTACCATAATGAGAATTATAGTAAAGATTTCCAGCAGCTGCCAATCTTGGATTCTTTTTAAGAGTAGCGGCGTCTATATAGTATTTCTTACCGTCTACTATATAAGCTAGTTTATTATTCTCTACATAAATAGTATATAGCAGGTTACCGTCGCTATCTACATAGTCTCCTAACATATCAGACTTAATAGCTCTTTTCTTTAATTGGTCTACTGTATAACGATCGCGGTTTTCACCGCGATCTTCCCATAGATAGTTATACTCTGCATGGTGATCTGTACCCCATTTATTCATGCCGTCTTCGACGGAACTTACATAAGAATGTACATCTTCGCCACTGTATTCTTTAACACTAGGCACTTTAATTCCGAATGGTCTATATGGGTCTGGATTATAGCATTTGTATTGATTGTATTTAATAGCGCCTTTGTCGCTATTTATCAGTAAGCAGCCTGGTACTGATTTAACATCGAAACTATGATTAGCTTTGGTATCGCCGCTAAGTATAGCTTCGCATGCACCTTTAAATTCATCTGGTAACTTGTACACCTTAGTGTACTCGCCAATCTTATCTACATTTGAATTATAGGTATAAAAGTCAATTGCATACTGATTATCTTTATTGCAATATGCATAGCCGATAACTTTATCACTATCTAGCTCTAGTACGTCACCTAGATTTAATACACCATCTGCAAACGGGTTAAAATTGTCTGCAAACTTAACTACATCCTCACCAGCAAACGCCATGCTAGCTACTACTAGCCAACTTAAAATAACCTTTCTCATCTCTTACTCCTCTACTTTAGTTTCTTTATGTTCTTCGGCTTTAGCTCTAAAATAAGCTTCAGCTGTACCTTCTTCAGCGCCAAACATAGCTTCTAATAATCTAAAAGCACCTTTTAATTCGCCACTAACCTCTGCACTTTTTACAGTGCTTACTACATTTTCCATTTTATTCTCCTTATAGGGTTATTGTTTTTATTTATAGAGATCTATAGACCTTTATGGATCTATAGATCTTTTTTTACTTAGCTAATAAGTTATATGCGGTTAACCATGTAACCACATGTACTTATTATTTAAGTTTTCTAGATAGTTTAAAGCATTGACGATATAACTACCTGCAGTAGCTTCATCAACGTCTTCAAGTCTATCTAGATTACTCTCTATACTATTAAGTACAGAGTATAGGTTATCATTCGGAAATGAAAACCTATAAAGATAGCTTTTTATAGAAGCTAGTAAGTAATGGATTCGGTTTAATAGATCGTTCTTACTGGCTTCTTTTCTAAAAGCATACATGTGCTGACCTCCTTTCTGCCTTATATAGGCTTTAGTGGTAACACACACTAGCTAGACTTTTATTAGTCTAGCTAGTGTGTGTTACTAGAGATCAGCACTCCCTTTAACGTCATAAAGTCTACGTAGACTCTATGATTGAAAATCTGCAATAACTATATTATATGGAGGTTATCCATAGAATTTTGTTCAGATCTTCTATACATATTAACCTCCTTTTTGCTCTACACCTAGAGGTAAAAAAAAATAATATACTCCGAGTGGTTTTTCCCTTGTTTTTTTTATCCTCTCTACTCTATTAGGAGGTTAAAGTTTTATTTAAGCAACAACTCCATCGAGGTGCCCAGTCTCGATGATATGGCGAGCCATCTCTACCTCGGCTTCAGTTAGAGACCTATCTGTCTCAGTTAGAGTTGCATTGTCAAATTTAAACCTAGCTACTGGCACTATGCCATTGTTACCTCTTAGATACAAGGTAATACCGTATTCGGTCATAGCCGCATGGTCATATACTATAGAGTCATCTTCAGACTTGCTTACCGGAAGGTAGCTTGTATAGTAAGACTCTACCTGATCTTGTAATTGAGCAAAAGCCCAATCACCTTTAGCGGCTTCTACGTCTTTAGCATATGCTTCAGACTCTTTATATATTCTTAAACCTTCTTGGTCAACAACTTCTGCAAAGTAATTAATACTTACAATTTTCATTTCTTATCCTTTACGTTATTTTAATATATTAAAGCCAGTATATTTATACTGGCAACTACATACTATCAGTTTCCCACCTTTTTTTGCTTATAGAGTATTATAAAGTGACTAGATCGATAACAATGCTAATACATCGTTATGTAGTAATCTAGCAAACTCTGGTTTATTATCGTAATGTGTATAAGACCACTTGATATACTCTAGTTGCATGTAGGCGTATATGTAATCGGCAGTCTTAAAGCTACGATATTTATTTAAACCATAGTCTAGCATTTCTATAAAAGACATGCTATACCTCCTAACTCCTCTATCTAGCATTGAGGTAAATTAAGAAGTAAGAGTAGGAAGGCAATCCTACTCTTACTTCTATATATATAATATATAACTGATTTTTTGTCACTTTGACACCTTTACTACATTTGTATTGGTATCAAATCGACTATATCGTTTTCCTGGTTTAAATTGATAACACTAGAGTACTAGACTATAGTCTAGTACTCTAGTGCATCTTATTATAGCATTACGTTAAGGTAATACTCTTCTAATCTTTTACCATGTAGAAAATCTGATCTTTTAAAATCTACTAGTTTAGGTATAGCTTTTACTGTATTTCTCTCTCTACACTCGTCGAATATACCTAGTGTAGTTATAATATAGCAGAAGTCTTGATACTCTTCTTCTGTGCCATTAAAGTCATCTCCGTATGCAAATACAGAAGTAACCATAAGAGAACTATCTTTATATTTTCTATAAAGTAAGTTAAGTATCTCTATCTTAAGCATAGATACATAAGTATCTTTCTCTTCTAGTATACCTCTTAGTACATCATATAGAGATTTTACTAACTGACCATACTTAGCAGGGTTATATACATAGTTACCATTCTTAGTAGCAGCATCAAACTCTTTAAAAGTTTCTACTATAGATTTATAACTAACATGTGTAGAAGCTGAGATCTTCTCTAGTTTTTCATCTACTGTAAGTGCAGTATCTGATAAGATACCCTTTACAACGTCAAAAGAAGCTTCAGAATCCTTTTTCTTACTATCTGCATACTTATCTTCTTTTTTAGTAGATTCTTTAACTACGGGCTCGGTAGGTGCTTCTACAGGCTCTTCTGTAGCAACTAGTTTTTCAGTTGCTTCTGGTACCTCTACAGTAGTATCTTCTTCTTCTGTAGTGTCTACTGTCTCTTCAACTTCTTCGTTAAGCTTTTTCTTTTTAGCCATAACTCTATTCTCCTTATTGTTAATATATTAGATATATGGGATCAGTCATTCGACTAACCCCATATATCATCGCCTAATGGTTCACTAACTTGTAGTTCTTCAGTCTTAGGTTGCTCTACTGGCTCTGGTTGAGCTACAGTAGCCTTAGGCTCTTCTGTTTTACTTACCTCTGGTTTACTCTCTGATGGAGCTATAACACCTATAAGTTTCTTAAGCTCGTCTATGAACTTATCAGATCCCGCATTACAAATAGGTATATTAGAACTTATAGCTATTTTCATTGGCATCCATACACTACCAGCATTCTCTATCTTAAAGCTCTTAGTAAAAGCATTAGCGCCATCTGGTGTATATGTAAGTATAAAAGCATCTGGATCGTCACAATCTTTACCTAGTAAAGTTTGTACTTCTCTAGCTATTATACATCTTACTATATCTTTTTGTTTAGTAAAGGTCTTATGTACTCCGCAAGCTACTTCATAAGCTATTCTAGTAGGTGCATTAGAATCTATTGGAAAGCCTTCTTTAGGACTATCAGCTTTTTCCCATAGTTTATAGATCATAACTCTAGCACCTGGTATAGAACGTATCATATTGTCTACTGGAGATCTTAGATCACCTTTAGATCTATAGATAAATCCTTTAGTAAATAACCAGTGGCATGCTTTTCTAATTATATCTAGTTTATCTTCAGGTACTTTACCGTTATCGTAAACACTAAAGAATTTACTAGCATTAGATTTGAACTTAAGATCTTTAAGATCTTTAGGTACTATATTAGTATCATTATACAAACTAACTTTTCCTCTATTGTAGTTACTTTTAGAACTACTTCCTGTACTAGAAGCTGGTCTATTAGCTTCCATTTCTTGTTTTACATCAGATGGCTTACTATCTAATGCACTATCTAAATCAAAATCTTCCATATAGGTTAACTCCTTCTAATTCTATTCACATACTCTGCACTACCGTATTTAATAATACTAGTTGCTCCATAAATACTATCTGAACTAATCCAATTTATATTGTTAGTAGTATCATTAAGTATACTTAAACTAAACTTCTCTTCTGTTCTACCACCTCTAAGAGCTGACATTATCATATAGATAGGATCTCTAGTATATCTAGACTGTGATGCTGTTTCATAAGTATTAACAGGTAGATATAACATATTACTATAGTCTATTCTATTAGTAAACATATAGTAACCATTTAAGCTACTATCAACAGGCATAGTAGGAGAGAACTCTAGGTACTTATATATTACTTTATATTCAGATAGACCACTCTTTATATCAGGTACATCTTCTAAATAAGATTTCTTAATGATAATATAAGGATGCTCTGGTGGTATACCAATAACAACCTCTTCATCTTTTCTATTCTTAAACCTAGCAAATGCTACATCTTCTCCTACTAAGATAGGATGTAATATATCATCTTGTTTTACAAACCTAATCTTACTATACCACTTCTTAATAGCATCTTTAGCATCATCTGTAAACAGAGCTTTAGGTATATGTATAAAGTGTCTAGCTATATTAAATAACATCTCCATAGTTAATGTACCTATAGTATACTCTGCAGTATCACTTTTATTAGATCTAGGAAGTAACTTAATCTCTACCATATTTCTATTTATTACCATAGGTATCATATAGTATAGATTTTCAAAATGACCTAACATCTTAAGTTCTATTCTATTATAGCTTCTATTTATATAGTGTTGGCTACCTGGTATTCTATAGTATATATCATCGTTACCCATTATACCCATTGAGACCATATCTTGTATTTTACCATGTATAGATCCTATAACATATCTAAATTGTGATAAAGCATGATCTGGATTGATATTGGCATCTACTACTACTAACGTATCTCTATATAGAATAAAGTTAACAGTATCTACACCATCCGTCCTTACGAGAGATAGCGAAGTATCTCTCTTATCTTTAAACATTAACATTATATATACTTCCTTTTGTTATTCTAACATTTCTATAGGATTAGCTAATACTAACTTACGTACACTAGTATGCATCTTCTTAAGAGAGTTAGTCATAAGTACTGATGAAATATCAGTAGCTAGTATAGTAACTCCTTTACGATAGTTAGCTAGGTTTTCTCCTGCACAAGTACTACATATAGTTCCATCTGTATGTTTACAATATAGAGGTGAACGTAGCATAATAGTTTTACCTACTAATTTACTACCATCTTCTATCTTAACTAACTTATTACCATCTAAATAGTATCTACCTACTAAAGTATTAGCATTATCTTTAGTAACTATAGTCTCTTTAGCTATCTTAGAACCACAATCACCAGTTACTATAGATATACCACCTGTAGCTCTTAATAGGTTCTTAGCTGCTACACCGCCATTCTTAGTTTCATTACCACGAGAGAAACTACCTGCTCTAGAACTATTATAAATAACAGTTAGCTGTTCTTTATCTTTAGGATAACCTTCTAGCAGTGAATTAAATACTAAGTTAGGTTCCGCCATAGAATCTTCGGAGAATCCAGCGTCTATACCAAATGCTAAATACATCTTAGCTCTAGCATTATCTTTTACTTTACCAGATGTTAGTATACCATTAGTAGGGTCATCTTTAAGGTATTCAGCATCTTTAGCTTTAAGTAGAGATTGAAACTCTATAACAGTGGTCATGGACTTTACCCAGTTCTTACCATACTTCTTATCAAACTCTTTAATAAGTTCATTCTTATAAGCTACTATACCAGGTGGTGGTGTCATAGTCTTATAGGTAGCAGATACTGTAGTTATTCTACTTAAAGATTGTAACATAGAACAACTATCTACAAAGTTAATATACTCTGGTACTGATATAGTATCTTTCTTAAGACCATCTAGTACTAGTTTCTCTAATGTACCAGTATCTATATTGTTATCATTAAGATAAGGTATCTTATTCTTAAAGTTATATACTAGTGCTACATAGTTTATTATAGCTCTACCTATAGTAGTATCTACTTGTGTATCTATATTAGGTAGATCAGCATTAAATAGAACTATAGGATCTTGTATCTGTAGTAGTGGTACATCAGTAGTTCTACCTTGTACCTCTTCATAACTATCTCCTATCTTAACTAGGTATTTATTACCTTCTACCTTATAATAATCATTACTATTCTGTAATGGTATAGTCATAGTGCTATAATAGAACTTAAGACTAGTAAGATACTCCATATGTATTGCATATCTAAAATATTCATTAACTGTTACCACTTACTATCCTTTTATTAGGTTCATATACTCTAATACATTAGGTACTACGAATCTTAAACTATCAGCATAATCAATAGCTAATGACTTAAAGTTAATAGTATCTAGTAGAGTAGTCTCATCTTTAATAGGTCTATCTATACTAAGATAGTTAGCAGCTACTATCTCCATAGCTATAAGATCATAGTCATCACCATGTACATTAAGTCTAGTATATAGTTCATCTAGCATACTATCTAAATGATATTCTATATAGCCATAGTATAGAGTATCTCTAACTGCATATGTAGACATAAACTTAGGAGATATATCTACTAATGGTTGTACTTTAGCTATATCATCAGTATTTACATCTTCTATACCACGATGTATCATAGACTTATAGAATAATCTAGTATGTTCGAACCAATCATCACTAACATCTTTTACTATATCGTATAGATAAGATTTACCCATGATAGTATATTCAGATAGTAGATCTGTAAACCTCTCTATATTATCTATATCATCTGCTTCTACTATAGGTAAGTATTCAGTAGCAGTTGGTATATCAACTTGATATAGATATACTAGAGCTTGCATAATATCAGAGTAGCTATAAATATCAGTATCTTCACTATGTAGTTCTATACCATATACAGATAGATAATGATCTAATGCCCTTTTAATATAGATCTCCATATTAAGTTTACCATCTTCATTACTAGTAGATGTAGCTATAATATCTAAACAACGTTGTTCTAACTTATCTAAGTAAAACTTATCATGGTTTATATAGTGTTCATTTAGCTCTGCTAGTGAGTTAAATATAGATACTATCTTAATAGTATCTGATTGGTATACATTCTCTAGGAATTCTAATAGTTCTAAACCTATATTATATTTTAAATCTTCTAACTCAGGTTGTTCCATAGTATCATCCTCTTATTTTTATCTCTTAGATCATCGATCCGAATAAGAAGTATATAAGAGTACTACTAGAGTATATACTCTAGTAGTACTCGGTATGTTATTAAATTACGCTAAACACCCCAACGTCTAAGAAGTTAAAATCGCATATAGTTCTATATAATAACTCTAGGCTCTTTAGACGCTCTTCAGAGAGATCTTTGTTCTCTATAGTACCAGTTAGTAAACATGGTGCATATAATTTCAATTTTAACATATCTCCAGTATAGAACCCAGTTCCATCTGTAACTAACCTTAACCACTTCATAGCTTCATAGCTTATAAATAATCCTACATTCTCTAATACCCATTGTTTCTCTATGTCCTTTAATGGCATATTGATTACTTTAATTGTTACATTAGGTATAAGTTTATATAGTATCTTAGTTAAGTTATCTATCTCTTCATTTGTAAATACATATGGAAAAGCATTTACATATAGTATAGCTTCTACATCTTTCTGTGCTGTATCCATAACATCTGAAAAGTAATCTCTTATTACATATGGTACTGAAGTCTCTGGAGCTGCTTTGAGTATATCTTTAGTACGTCTATCGTAGTAATAGTGGAATATCTTACTAGATAGTGTACCAAAGTTATCTCTAAGTCTATACTTATAGCGATCTAGTTTAAAATTGATACCATATTTACCTTGTCCAGTTAGTGCGACTATTAATGGTGCTCTAGTATCGAATATAGAGTCTAGATCTGTATAGACTCCTTTTATATTAGGTCTCTTACCCATTACTTACCTCCTATGTTAAGACTAGCATTGATAGTCTTATTAACAGCAGACATAGCAGACACCTCTTCTCTAGCATATAGTCTAGATCTCTCTATGTATATATCTCTAACTGGTATAGGTAACTCTAAGAAGTTATCTAAAGATATACCAGTGTATTTAAGTATACTAGAATCATGATAGGTTCTTACTAAGTCATATCTAGGGTCGAAACCTCTAGCCGTTGACTCTTCCCTATAGAGTACATCCCCAAATACTAACTCTTCTTCTTTCTTAAACTTAGTCTTAGCAGTAGCTGTATTGAATATAGTAGTTAGTAACATTTGTACTTCCATAGGGTTGAGTTGTTTCCTACCTTCTTTTATTAACTTAATAGCTTCTATATACTTTCCCCAAAGTATCTCTTGTGTCTCTAAGTAATAGAAGTTGATAGGTTTAACGTAGTCATCTTCTACCTGTCCGCTTGAGAGGCTAGCGATCGAGCGGTGAGGTCGAAAAAAAGTGTACTTATCTCTAGTGGTATAATCTCTTTAAGTCTATCTGTTAGTGATACTACGTTATTAGCTTTACACTTAGGACAATCGAATGCTGGATAGCCTACTATAGCTACAGAGCTATCTTCTATAAACTTAAGTATAGCTTCTAAGAAATCGTCTATCTGATGTTGAGTTTTACCATATGTAATAAGTGCTTGTATAACTAGATCTCTCTTATTAAGTTTATTACCACGTATATTAATATAATCTACATAGCTATTAAACGTACCTAATCTCATAAGGTATTTTACAGATTCTATCATATTGTCTCTCTCATCATCTTCATAGCCTTCAGATAGAGATTTTCTAACAGTCTCTGATACATCATCTAGCCAATTTAGAGATTCATCTAGATAGGTTTCTAAGTTAGGTATCCTAAATACTACTTCCATAGTCTCTGTAGAGTTAGTAGCTTGTATATCATAAGTATTTTTAGTAATGAACTTAGATAGTTCTTTTTGATACCACTCTACTTGTTCTACTGTAACTCTTTTATCAGATACTATAGCCATCTGTTTACGCATAGGATTAGATAACCTAGATGTATCTACCCAAAGTAGCTTAGTAGGATCTAACTTAGCTTGTACTGCAAAGTTACATACTGGTGTATCATCTACTAACTGGTTTACATTCTTACAGTTAGTATATATATCTATACCAGTAGTAGACATACTAGCTTGTACTGCTAAGTATATAGTATTAAGATCTAATACTGAAATATACTTAAGTAGTTCTGATCTAGGTACATCTAGTGTACAACCTTCTATAAGAGACATAAACATCTCTATAAAGTATTTATGTAAAACACCAGCATCATTACTAAATGAAATACCTAATGTATCTTTACCTATAAGTAGTTTATCTTTAAATATCTTATTATGTAAACTAATAAGCTTATTAGAATTAGGAGGAGTAATAACTACTCTAAATCCAGAGTGCCAGAGTGGTATATTAGTTTTCTCTCCAGCACCTAGCTCTGACATAAACTGTGCTAGTAGTAGATTTTGATTAAGGTTACTACCTTTTATATCATTAGCAGACAGAGTACGTATATTAGTATTTTTACCCTCTTCTACTATCTGATTCGTAAAAGTAGACTTCTTATCTTCTAGTCTATCTACGAGTACATTATATTTAGCATAAGGATGGTATCTTAATCCATAGTTAAATACAGCAAAACCATTAATCTGTTCTGGCTGTAATGAATCATCGTCTATATTAGGATTATTACCATAAGCTTCATATAGCTTAGTAAGATCTTTAGAAGTTATACCTGGTAATATTGTAGGGTTATCTATATCAGCATCTTCTAACATAGCTACTACTTTATCTACACCTATAGCTTCTGGTTTACCTTTAACCGGATCTAATATAGCATCTTTAACTGGTTGATCTACTGGTACTTCAGTTGCAGTAACCTTCTCCTTCTCCACTTCATTAGCTCTATCCTGAACTGTCTCAGTCTGAACATTATGTGCAGTATCTTGAACAGGTATATCATTATTGTTATTTTCATTGTTCTGTTGTTCCATTTACACCCTCCATAGTAGGCAAGTTAGTATCTTTTAAAGATTCTACTATAACTTTAGAAGCATCATCTTCAGCTTGTGCTACACTAGATCCCATATCTAATATAGCTTCTTTAATCTCTTCATCAGCTTTAAACTGTACTGCTAGTTCTGGTACTACCTTACTACCTAGTTCAGTTAGTAGATTTTGTTCTGTCATATACTCCATAGCTATAGTAGCAACTTCTTGCATCTCTTCTACAGATTTACATATACCAGCTTTAAACTCTCTAGTATCATCTTTAGTTACACTATGCATATCAGCTAGCTTCTCTATCTGATCTATATGCTCTTTAACCAACTTAAAGAAACCATTTACAGACTCTTTAAGAACTAAATCAGTTTTTACTTTATCTTTATACTTAAGACTTAAACTATTAACTACTTCTACATAGCTAGCTAGCATCTCTACCATAGTAGTATTCATCTTCTTAAGCATATTCCAAGTAATCTGATCCTTAGAACTATCATAAGCTTTTTTAGCTCTATGTTTATTACGTTTTGTACTTACTTTTTTACCCATAGTACTATTCCTTTGTGTATAATATAATAAAAATCAAATATGGTTAGATCTAAGAAAAAAATAAGTGTTATAGGTATGGTCCTAAATAAGACCATACCTATAACGTATTTTAATATTTAATATCATTAGCGACTACGTACTCCTGTAGTAATCTTACTCTATATTTTAAATCTCGCATATACTTAGCACCAGCTGGACTATGTATGCCAGCATTACCAGCATTATAAGATGCTATCATTTTAGTATAGTCACCTTTATGTCTAGTATTCCAATACTCTAATTCAGCTAGAGCTAACTTAGCTCCTATTCTATCTACATAGGTTAATACAAATCTAAGCATATTCCTATGCGTCTTACTCTTATGGTCATAAGTAAATGGTAAATCCATATTCTTAATATGGTTAGCAGCTGTTGATAACAGTACATGATAGGAACCAAATGAACCAAATTTACCATCAGTAGGTGTTGAACGGTTAACACCAAACGAAGACTCTTTCCAAGCTATAGCAGCTAGTGTTATACCTAAGTCTTTCTCTTTACCAGCTTTAAGACTAAATAGTAGCACTTGCTTTTGATCTACAGTAAGTCTCTTAAGCTCATCTCTATAAGTACTAGAGAAACCTAATGTTAAAATACTCAACATTATTAATATAAATCTGAGCATCTTATCCTCCTTAGTATTCGGATATAGTATAAGTTATACTAGGTACCCTATCTTTTGTTATACAAAATTGCTCTTCACGCTATTTTTACTATATAGCTATTTTAATATAAGATCTATACAGAGCATATCTACTGCTCTGTAAGATCAACACCTTGTAATATACGTCTCTTAATATATTCCCAAGAGCTTTTAATAGTAAGTTGGTCTTCTATATCTAAGTCAGTATCATCTGTTATGTATTGTGTATAATACATAAGATCATCTTCACCTTCTTCTAGTAAACCATCTTCTACTTGGTTATATCTATGTCTATCTAGATACTCTAAATTAGTATCTCTATGTGACTCTGGACTATATCCAGTTATAAGTCCACTATCATAAGCTCTTGCTAAGTATGGACTAGCCATCATATACTCTTGCATAAGTTTACCAACAGCTATATCGTCAGAGTTAATTAAATATATAGATATATCTAAGTTAGTCTTATATTGTAAAGCTGATAATTCATTAGCTAACTGTATATAAGCATCGGACTGATAATAGTTATTGATCTCTTGTATATACTGGCCATGTTTTCCACTAGACATAGTCTCTTGGGACATATTACCCATATTAAAAGTTCCTCCATAGGTATTAATACCAGCGCCATATAAAGCACTTAGATCGCCTCTAGGAACATTAACTACTCTCATATGTCTCCTTCTTTCTATAGAATAATTTAAACTAACATTGCTATGTAGTTTCTATATAAATAATATCTAACTAACTTTATGTTACTTAGACACTATATAATATTAAAAGAATTTAGCTAGAGCTAGTGCAGCTTGTTGAGTCTCTTTTTGTACCCAGTTCTTCCAATCATCACTACCGCCGCGTTCACGTAGAAAATTTAACCACGTATTATCATCTTCCCATGCAGCTAGTATAGTCTCTTTATAACGCATTTCTAGTACTGCACGTTGAAATATTTCTCTAGGATAGCCAAGTACTTCTAGTAGTGCCATTAGATCATTAGTAGGTATCTGTAATAGTGTTAATATAAAACTATTATAGTGTCTAGTAGCTTCTAATGTCTCTCTAAGTTTATAGTAAGCTTGTTTAACAGAGTTAGCTAGTAGTATAGGTCTACGTTCTTCTATATCTGTATTATAGATACGCTCTACTAGGTTCTCTGGTACCCAATAGTTACCTTTATCTAACCTAACTACTCTATCAGATCTAGACTCTTTAGAGATCATAGTGTGTGTTACTATATGGTTAAACACAAACATAGGTACTTGCATCTTAAATACTCTAAATCCTTTACATACTGGATTGTAGGGTACATAGTCATACGGTATACCTGCTTTAAGCATAGCTCTTAAGTTAGTCTTACATAGGTACATGTTTCTATCCATTTGCTCTATGAAACCAAACTTAGTTATAGTATTAAGAAACCTATCTAGAGCCATATTGTACTGTCTATTATCTTTAAGATGTAATACTACTCTATTACCGAATATCTCGAAGTTAATATAGACTGGGATGAACTCTAAGCAACGTGAAGCAGTATGCATAGCTCCTTCTTTTAGTAAGTGCTTATATCTAGCTTCTGGATTACTAGATTCCTCCTTACCGCGACTTACGGCACTGGTACGTGACACGAATGCAAGGCGATTCTCTTCAGAACTATTAGCTACTTCAGCTTCATCTGTCATGTCTATAACATAGCCATTGATAGGATCGTCAAATCCTCTTATGTCGTATATTACTTCTCTATTTTCATTATTTTCCATTTTCTCACTATCCTTTCCCATAAACTATTATTACTATCGCTCTGCATACAGAACTTAATTGGTACACCGTCATTATCTACTAGCTTACCAGCATATGCATAGTATACTATTAAGCTAAAGAAACTAAATATTACTATAGCTAATAATATAAACTCAAACTTATAAGCTTTCATAGCTTCTGCTAATCTTGATTTCTTCATAGCTCTTTACCTTACTATCCTTAGTTACTACCAAAAACTTCTATACATAGTAGTTAATAGTAATACTGATATTACCATATATGGTAATAAATCTTGTGTATTCATTTACTAAATCTCCATTTTTATAAAAACATTCAATATAGTAGCCTTAGTAGATTTAAAAAGTTTCTTCTACTTCAGTTACTATCTCTTGTATTATTTCAAACTTATTAGCATCAAATGCAAAGGTTCTAAGATAACCAAACTTGTTTCTATTATCTATTACAAAGTAATGCTTATATACTTCTGTAAAATGACATTCGTCATAAACTGTAACGCTCTTAAGTTCATATACTTCATCTTCTGTATTAATTCTATAGTCTAAATCTATAACAAACATAGAATCTGTATATTCGCTATAGTAGTAGAATCTTAACCTATTAAGTTCTGTAGTTTCTTTATTAATAGAATACTTAAGTAACTCTTCTTTAGCTTCTCTTATAGACATAGTAGTAAATCCAGTTAGATCCACTCTAGGTGCTTTACCATCATCTCTTATAAAGATAAAATACCAAGGTTCTTTGTACTCTCTAGTATTAACTTTACTTATAAAGTCTTCTCTGTTATAGTAGTTAATAACAGGATTGACTTCAACTTGATGTTGTTGTATTAGATATTTAATATCTACTGTTGTTGTAACTAACATATTAGCTAACATATCTAAGCTCCTTTTATAGTTATTTACCTAATGAAATCATATTTTCAAGTTTTGCTACTCTATCTTCAAGTTCTTTTATACGATCTTCGGTAATCTGAATATAACCAGATAGTAGATGGGATACATAGCCTATAGCGGCAGTATCGTTATATTTGTAAATATTATTGTCCTTAAGAACCTTTATTAAAACTTCTGGTAGTTTATCCTTAAGAACATTATAAGCATGCTCATTAACTTCATACTTTAAAATATAACCTAGAGGATCATCTTCTGGTAACCATTTGTTACGCTCTTTATACTCTTTTTCAAGAGCACGTAGCTCTTCTTCTGTAGGTCTTAGCATACTACTTATCTCCTTTATTAAAAAAAGTAAAATAGAACTAGAGATATTAGCTATCTCTAGTTCTATATAAGTTATAGGGAGACTATAGTAGCTCCCTTAAGATTGTATCCTTTTCAGGATGCTCATGCTTAGCATTAAGATACTCTAGCATGATGTTATTAGCTGGTCCTAATAACGTTAAGTTACCACATACTTCATATGGAGTTTTACCAGGTACGTTGTACTGCGGAGAGAATCCTTCGTAGTACTCTTCCATCTCTCTAGAGAGTAGTGGTATAAAGTTAAGTTCCTTAGTTTACTTAGTAAACTCTAGACTATATCATTATCTAATCTATATATTAGATAGCTCCCGTTTCCATAACCTAATATAAGTTATGTATGCTATAGTGTTCTAACTATAGTCTTACTAGTCGTTGAAGTCACATCCTATACTTAGGATGCTTTCTTGCGCCGATCATAGCACTTATAGCGTTTTTACGATGCCGTTATGAATCATTACTCTAACGGTATATTAGTCTATTACTAGCTAATAGTCGTATCTATAAGTTATGCTACTTCCCCGCAGTTAGAGAGCTTTTACGGTTATATAGTTAATATATAACCATGGGGACAAATTTACTTATCCAGTACTCTATATACTCTCGTATATAGCCCGACTATATATTGTTCTATACTATATATAGAACTCTACCATTTCGCAGTATATACTGCTATACCTATATATTCTAATATAGGTTTTACTAGTCTGTGAAGCCACTCCATATCTATAGCTATAGACTTAGGAGCTTCCTTGCGTCGATTGTCCTATATTACTAGCCTTTTCACTATGCCTATTGACTAAATTACGTCATAGGTATTAACATCTATTTCTAGTGTTAAGTAGTAGCTAGTAACTTCAGGAGTTCCCCGCAGTTAGGTAGATTTAACGATAGCGCTAGCTATTCTCTTGTTACTTGTATCTTATAACCGTTAACATCTAAACCATTTTTAATACAGTATTGTATTGTACCGTGTGCTATATTAAAATATCTAGACATCTCCCGCATGCTATTGAATTCATATTTATTTCTGCCATTATCGGCGATAATATGCATTCGTCTTGTTGGTGGCATTTCAGGCTCGTCAAATTCAGTTCCATCATCGACTTTAAATACCCAGTTATTAAACTTGTATTTACCATTGAAGAAAGCTGATTTACGTATCGACGATTTAGTTACGCCAGTCGCCGTTATTAAAGGTGTTGTGCTATTTGCATATAAAATCTCCCCAGTTTCCAAATTACGGGCTATATATGCTAGTTCGTTATTGCTAATTATAGATTTCTTATAAGCAACATACTTCCCAGTACGCTCTATAGCAAATATTGCTTCGTTTAAAGATATATACTTCTTTCCGTCGTTAATAAATTTACTTATTTCGTCTAAATTACAATAAGTATATATTTCATCCGGATTAGTTTTACTCTTTATAGTTAAAGAATATCTGTCACGTGTAATAGTGTTGTATAATTCCTGTGCTTTTTCTAATGTTACCCATTTTACAGGAACGCCTAAATCAAATTGCATCTGGTACCATTCGCCATTCTTCTTTATAATATAAGGCTTACCTGTTTTTAAATTAACATTCTTAGTGTTGATATAACCCCTATCCATATCTCTAGAGGCCTCTGCTAACGATACGTAGTGCTTAACTTCCCCAGTAACTAGATTTTTAACTACACATGGTGTAGTAGTCGCATATCCAGTATTATAGGCATTTCTTTGGTTCTCCGACCTAGTAACCCATCTTAAGTTAACGGCCCTGTTATCGTTTCTAATCCCGTTGATATGATCAACTTCTATACACTCTTGCTTATCATAGTTAACACACCACGCAGAAGCAACTAAAATATGATGTCTAAATTGGACACCTCTTAACTCGTGTTTGACATAGTCGTGCCGTTTTTCGTATAAAGCAGGTATATTTATTTTATCGTTAATAAGGTCTAAAATATAGCCATCTTGCGATATGGCGTATGTAGGCGAATATGGAATCATTCTGAATTCCTCTACTCGTCTGTATGCCGGCAAATAATGCTCTATTCTAATAGGATTCTTAAAATAGGCTTTAGGAGAAGTATTTGCATAATGTGCAGAACCTGGGTTATTCGGTATGAATAGCTCTAGATCTTTTACATGTTCTACGTACTCTTTTGGAAACTGTATTTTTAATTTAGCATAACAAAACAACCATTCGGCTGTCACCTCTAATTCTACACCTTGCAGGTTAACGGTTAACTTATCATGTTTATTAAGTATAACTGTGCTACTAGGTTTACCAGGTAGATAAAACTCTTTTAGATGGTACTCTGATTTTTCAGAGTTCTTCATAATGACTTTTATCGATTTGTTGGTTTTTATAGTATACATAGGGTATACCTCCTAATTGTAAATTAGAGTTATATTAACTCACATTATAAGTCGTGTTTACGCATTTAAAGTACTCAAGAGGCTAATCTCATTTGACCATCGAAGTCAGCATTTGGACCTTTGCAGATGAGCTGACTATAGCGGACTACGTTATTTTGTGGGGTTTTATTAAAGCTAACTATATACGTAAGCTGGGCGCTCGAAGAAAGTAACGTTGGATTCCTTTGACTTATACAAGCAATACCCTTACCATTCCTACTCTTACCTTCTGCTATCAACTCTTCCCCTATAGCAGCTATCTCTGGATCATACTTCTTAACAGCTTTATAGATCTTATTACTAGCTTCCTTATAACTATACTTACCTGTTTTCATAAGCTTATTTAGAACATGCGGTCTAAAGACTGATACTAACGTAGTCCAAGGTACCTCTAGTTCGTCATAAGTATGTTTACCAGGACAAGATACAATTACACATCTGAAAGTAAACGGTGATCTAGCAGAGTATACATGCTTTCTAAAGATACCAGTCTTCTTAGAGAGATATGTTTTAACATAAAACTCTGGCATCTTGCCTAACATGCATACAGCTTTAGCTGTAGTCTTATCATAATCCTCTATATCTGCAGATAGATCATTAGCACGTCTCATCCACGTAGTAGCAATATCCATAACATCTGCTAGTCCAGTATCTACAAACTTACCTTTAGTAGTCTTAGTAACTGCAAATAGCATATTGTTTATCATTGGTAGATAATCGGATAGTACTACTTGTTTTTGAGTATCCCACATTTCTAATATCTCTTGTAATCGTTTACCTTTATAACCTCTTTGATAAGAGCCTAGTGTAGTAAGATAAACTAATATATCTCTAAGAGAAGCTAAGAAGTTTCTATATGATCTATTATCATGTAGTACATTCTTATTAATAGAGATAGATATATTAGATTTAGTACGTGGAGTATCTGTAAGACCAGTAAGATATTGTATATCACCATCTAGTAGAGCATTAAGCATAAAGAAGAACATTGGGTTAATGAACTTAAGTTCTGGCGTAAATGCTTTAGCCCAGACTACAGGATCATACTGTAGACTATGTGCTACTGTACCACAACGTGTACAACGTACACCTTCGTAATATTCTCCATGTAGGTGACCACATTTACATTTAGGTAAAATGTTAATAGTATCACCCTCATATTCGGACATAAGAGAATCAAACACTTGTCTAGATGATCTATCGTTATATATAGAGTGGTCATTAAGTAAGACTTTATCTATAGTAACTGAATTATAGAAATCATCTAGAGAGATTAGTTTCTGTTTTATAGACATAATATACTCCTTGTAGTTAAGATTAAAAAATATAGATAGAAAATGCTAGAGAGAGATTTATGTCTCTCTCTAGCCTATTATATTTTATTAACTACGTGGTGTATATAGGTTATAACTATTCAATACCATATTACCATAACCGACACCTGGGTTAGTTATGTTAAGGAATTGAGCACCATAGTTAGCACCAAATCCTAGATTTTGTAGATTTGTAAATGCACCTGTAGACAATCCATTAGATTGGATCATAAAGCTTTGATCCATTTCTGTAACTAGACCAGATTGAACAGCAGCATTAACAATAGACTCTAAGAATTGTGGATCTAGAGTAAGTCTAGTAGTCTTACCATCTATTAAACTATCTGGTAGATAGTTAGCTAATAGTTCTATCTTAAGGTCGATGGTTTTATCGTTATCGAACGCCATCGAATTAAAGAACATATTAGTAGCTGTTTGATCTTCTAGTTTAGTTAGGTAAATGAACTTGTCTAGTTCGAAATCTCTAATATCGCGTTGAGATTTCTTAGTATTATAAGTACCAGCTGGTAGAATGTTTCTATGTGCTGCTACTCTACCGAATTGAAGTGGTGTACCACCTAGTAGAGTTTGTACTGCACGAGCTACTTCATCTTTAGCTGCTGCATTAGTATCAGCATAGATTAAAGATAATAGTGTATCGTAAGACTCTCCATAAGTATTAATATCTAGAGAGATCATAGGCATTTCAGTACCAAAGATTTGCTCTAGTAAGTAAGCTTTATCTTCTACACGAGCTGGAGATAGACAATCGATAGGCTCTACTACTGGTCTACCATGTTTATCCATACCTACAGCTGCTTTAGTAAGTAGGTTATAGAGACCTGGGTTATGCTCTTCAGATAGAGTATCGATAATTACCTTTAGATACTGCTTATGAGATGCAACTAAAGAACCTACTGCTACACCTAGAATAGTAGATTGTAGATCTGGAATATAAGTACGTACGTTAGTGATAACTATTTGTGGTTGAATAGTCCACTCTGGTAGTGGTTTACCTAGGTTATCAACACGTGGTCCGCGATATACAGGATAGCCTGTAATATAACCAGATGCTTCTGCCATACGTACATCTCTATTATATCTATTTACAGTTCTAGCTCCAAAGTTTTGGTTAGAAGTATCTTTAATATCAAGAGCTGCTGTAAAGTCTGCTCTGATAGTATTACCTAGTCTATCTACGATAACACCCTCTTTATGAGTTGCTATAGAGAACTTATAACGTCCTTTACCATTATAGTTTTGGTTTAGCTTCTTGATGTCTAAACCACCGCCTTTAGCTACTAGATCCTCTACGTAGAAAGAGTTAGCTATAGATACTGTAATACGTTCTACTAGAGTTAGTGGATCTACATTATAAGGTACTACAATACCTGTTACTGGTACTATAGGTAGATCTGTTCTTGTTGTAGCAACGATTTGATCTACTGCTAGACTATGCAATACTGTATCAATAGCATCTGCATAGGTAAATAGATCATCGTCTGCTGGACGTTTCTCTTGTTTAGCAATCTCTGCTAGTCTTAGAGATTCTTTAGCTGTCAATGACTTACGTCCTGTACCAGCTAGAAGCACAATGTAATAAGATACTCTAGTTTTCTCTTTCTTATAGACACAAAGTGAGCTATACTTAAGAGATGTAAATATATCTTTATCTAGTACTATAACGTCTAGAGGATTGTTCTTAGCTTTAGAGATAGCTTCGATCTTCTCTTTAAGCTCTACTAGGTTAGTAGCTACACCACCAGCAGAGATAATGCCTTTAGTAAACTCTGCAAACGGATCCATTAGACCTTCTGGTTGTCTATAGTTATTGCTAGCTGGTTTCTCAGCGACTGACTCTGCATTGAAAACAGTCTCGTTATTGCCGTTTTCTACATTTCCTATTGTTACCGCCATGGTAAACTCCTTATGAATTTTAATATATTAAAATAGAAGTTAGTAACATAACCTACTATAGTATACTATAATACTATATATAGAATTAAGATACATAATCTAGGTAGTCTATACTCTGTCCGCCAACATAATATATCTATTATCTCCTAGCTTATGTTCTTAATCTATTACAGATTAAGAACTAAAGTAGTTTGCTATTACTTCTATATAAATAATATCTAACTATAAAAAAATCACTTTGATACTTGGTATAGTAGATATAAGCCTATTGTGGAATATAAGCCTTTTATTCATTCCCTTAGTATAACCTTTCGGCTATACTAAGGTTGCTTATATAAAAATTTTAGTTCAGCTATAGCAATATAAAATTTAAAAATACTTATTTAAGTTCAATCGCTGACTTATAACATTACTTAGCTAGGAGAACATATAAATATGCTAGAATTATTTACAACTAAACTTCCTCCTATCTTCCAAGGTATAACAGTTAACCAAGATCTTAAATACATAAGAGAGTATTATAATGGTGTTATAGATAAAGTAATCTCTTATAGATCTGAGAATATATGGTTCGTAAAAGGTGAACATATACTTAATAGATTTCTAAAGTTATTTCTATCTCCAGAAGGTATGAAAGATATAGAATATTTCAAAATGATAGATACTTACTCTAATAGTGCATGTAGAAACTTACAATTCTCTACTATGTATAATACTGGTAACTTCCATAAGAATAATATATTTAAAGGTAGTACTGAAATTTACTATGTAAAATCTGAAGTACTTCCATTAGATAAAATAGGTTCTACTTGGAAGAGCTATAATCCTATTAAAGTACTATATACAGATAATAGAGTATTTGATATTACAGTACCAGATAGTATGTATAATAACGAAGTATCTATTATAATGGAGATAGATCTATTTAAACTTATGTTCCATTATAAATACTGGTATGAAGAGAGAGCGTTTAGAGATCTTGATAATAGTACTGAAGCTTACTTAGGTTCTTGGCTTATGCCAACACTACTAAGAAGCTATCTTGATTATACTAGTTGGAATATAGCATCTAGACTTATTACAGATAGAACCTATATACCAGTATTTAGATCTAAAGTACCGTTTAGTGTATCTGACTATACGAAAAGATTAACTAGTGGATACTTAGAGTATATAGATAGATTTAGATATACTAAAAATAGCTTTAGTAAGATACTAGAGAATATACCTATGATCTATAGCTCTAATGCATTAGAGCTAATGAACCTACCTAAAGATTTCTATACTAGACAATCTATATGGTTACCATTATATTGTAGAATGGGAGTATTGATTAGTCTACTAGAGCTTACTGGTACTAATGGTAAGATAGCTAATAGTAACTTTACAGCTGGTATAAAGAGAACTGTTAGAAGTATACTTAACTTAGAACATATACTACCTGATAACACACCTAGGTATATAGAAAGAGAATTCTACTATATGCTATTTAGATTAGAGAGATTAGCAGACTTATAGATAGAGTAGAGGATGTTACTCCTCTACTCTATCTTCTTTTACTTCTATATTAACTTTATTCTCTTCTTGTAATACTCTATCTAGAAAATCTTCTACTGGACCTTCTATAGTTATAGTACCATCTACTATACCTTGGTTCTTAACTAGTTCTTGAAACGTAGCATCATCTACTGTAACTGTAAACTCTACTCCATTATCTATAACTTGTATTTCTTGCATATATTACTCCTTCGTTGTTGTATCTGGATACTCTCTTAGCTCTACAAAATCTGCATTAGCAAATCTACTATACATAGACTCAAAATGACATACTAAGACTATTTGATTAAAGTTATGACTTAATACTCTATCTATAACATCATAAGCATTTACTCTGTGCTCTGGATCCATAGTTCTACCGAATTCATCTAGTATAAGAGGGAAACCTTGTAAACCTAAGTACTTTATAAAGACTATCTTAAAAGCTAAGTTAACTATCTCTTGCATAGAGCTAGATAACTTAGATACATCTTCTATAGTCTCATCATGGTTTACTTTTACTTTAAACTTGTAATTAAGATCATTAGACTCATCTACTTCACAAGGTAATAGTTCCATATTATAAGACCATACTGAATTTATAATATTATTCATCTCAGATAGAAAACTATTAAGAAAGCTATTGATAGATTTAGCTATGAGTCCACCTTCTGGAGATAGTGCTGTTACCATCTTAGATACTACAGATAGTTTAGTCTTATTAGTAGATATAAGATTTTGTATATTATTTATAATAGCTTGGTCTGCATTAGAATCAGAAACTTTCTTCTGTATAATAGAAAGTTCTAGTTTAAGATTAGAAATATTCTTAAGTATTCTATTATTAAGCTTAGTATAGAGTTTATAAGTAAACTCTTTAGATTTAAACTGTTTAAACTCTCCTATCTCTTTAGTAAGATTAACTAACTTAGTATTATATTCTAAGTATTTAGAGATATTCTCTATATGCTTAATAGTTTCTAACTTATTATCATTAAGCTTATTGATCTCAGCTTCTAATGTAACTATAGAATCTATACCTAGCTCTTGTGCTAACTTAGAAGCTTCTTCTTTAACCTTAAGTATCTCTGTAAGTTCTTGATGTTTTTTAGTAGCTATTTCTAGCTCTTTTAAAGACTCTAGAGAGACTCTAGCATTATTAAGTATAATTGGTATAGACTCTAAGTTATCTTTGCCTACAGGTGCTAGAAATGACTCTAATGGGCTATTAGAAAATAACATAAGAACTTTATCTAATAGTTCTAAGTTATTAGCTATATGTTTTATCTTAACATCTAGATTCTTAAGTAGTACTAACCTATCTTTAAGAGTAGACTCTATAGCTTCTATATCTTTCTTAGTCTTAGCTATTTTATCTTGTACTGTATATTGGAACTTATGATTACAGTTAGGACAAGTTACCATATGTTCATGACTATTACGCTCTAAATCAGCTAGAGTATTTTTAAGTAAACCATACTTACCTTTATCG